AAAGCTATAATAGAAAGCAAAGGAAACAGAAATAAACTAGAAGAAATTTTTAAAGGCGAAGTTCCTGATAATTTTAATTGGAAAGATTATAGTATTATTCGTATTCCTTATGAACTTATTCCAAAAGGATTCATGGACGACAAGCAAGTAAGTAGAGCTAAAGCTACTATTCATACTGGAATATATAATATGGAATATGCCGCATGTTTCGTAAAAGACAGCGAAGGTTTCTTTAGGCGTAGCCTAATAGAAAATTGTGTAACATCAGATCAAAATCCGATAACCGTTAATGACAAAGTTATAACATTTGATGCTGCAACCAGAGGCAATGCAAATTCTCAATATGTATATGGTATAGACCCTGCTAGTGAACAGGATAATTTTAGTATAGTTATATTAGAAGTATTTCCTGACCATAGAAGAATAGTATATTGCTGGACTACTAACCGTAATAATTTTAAAGAAAGACTAAAGACTGGCCTTGTGCAGGACCATGATTTCTATGGTTTTTGTGCAAGAAAAATAAGAAATCTTATGAAGCTATTTCCATGTGCCAGAATAGGTATGGACGCTCAAGGTGGTGGAATAGCAATCGAAGAATCTTTGCACGATCCATCAAAACTCGAAGAGGGTGAAAACCTTATATGGCCCATCATAGATTATGACAAATCCAAAGATACAGATAGTCAATCCGGACTACACATTATCGAACTAGTACAATTTGCTAAAGCAGATTGGACAAGTCAGGCTAATCATGGACTAAGAAAAGATCTAGAAGATAAAATCTTATTATTTCCTCGTTTTGATAATTTAACTCTAGGTTTAGCACTAGACAAAGAAGGTAAAGATATTTTAACAGGAGATTTAAATCCTATTTATGATAGTTTAAGTGAATGTATACTAGAGATAGAAGAATTAAAAAATGAATTAACAACCATAGTAATGACACAAACAAGCACAGGATCAGGAGCTAGAGATCGCTGGGATACTCCAGAAGTGAAATTACAAAATGGTAAAAAGGGAAGATTAAGAAAAGACCGATATAGCTCATTAGTAATAGCAAATATGTTAGCAAGACAAATGACTAGAACATTACAGCCAATAGAGTATGATGTAGTAGGGGATAATCGAATTAATGTTGTCAAACATGAGGGAGCCTTGTACAAAGGGCCAGAATGGTTTACTGCTGGGGCAAATGACTCTGATTATCTAGGCATTTACAAGTAAAATGTGTATAAAATTTAACAATTGTATTATAATAGCATTGTAATTATATTAAAAAAATATGGCTAAAAAATATCCAAAAAGCGAAGCGATATCTGACGCAGCTCTAGAAAATTCAGAAATTTATATTGCATGGGGTGATGATTTAGCCAGTAAAGAAAAAGCACTTAAAACTAGTGCTGATTCTCTTGGCGAATTTACTGGCATAGAACATTCCACTGCCATGAGAAGATACGGATTAGACTATTCTAATCTTGATAAAAATACATCTGGTCGCCCAGGCTTAACCAGATCTGATTATGATTTTTTCCGTCCAGACGAAGCTGTTCCTCGTACTTTTAAGGTTATACTAAAAAAAGCAGAAGATATTTATCAAAGAGTTGGTTTGGTAAAAAATGTTATAGATCTTATGGGTGATTTTGCTAGCCAAGGAATAAGGCCAGTTCACAGAAATAAGAGAATAGAACGCTTTTATAGAAAATGGTTTAAAAAAGTTAGAGGCAAGGAACGCAGCGAAAGATTTCTTAACAATCTCTATAAAACAGGAAATGTTGTTGTTAATAGACAAACAGGTAAATTAAGTCTTAAAGCAACAGAAACACTATATCAGGCAGTAGCATCTCCAGATTTTCAGGTTCAAGATATCGAAGAAATCAAACTAGAAAAAAGAGAGATTCCTTGGAAGTATACATTTATTGATCCTTCTTTCGTTGATGTCGCAGCGGGCGCATTATCTTCATTTGTCCAGGATAAAAGATATGAATTAATTCTTCCTCCCATGTTGAGGAAAATGGTTATCAATCCAAAAACAGAAGCAGAAAAAGAAGTAGTATCAGGACTACCACAAGCAATATTAGAAGCAGCCAAAACAAAAAAGCCATATCCACTTGATCCAGAAAAAACATTAGTATTTCACTATAAAAAAGATGATTGGCAAACATGGGCATATCCTATGATATATGCTATTATGGATGATATTACTATTATTGAAAAGCTTAAATTAGCTGATATGGCAGCTCTTGATGGTGCTATAAGCAATATTCGTATTTTTAAACTTGGTAGTCTTGAGCATAAAATTGCTCCTACAAAAGCAGCCACAGCTAAATTAGCAGCTATTTTAGGAAATAATGTTGGTGGTGGAACTATGGATTTGATTTGGGGTCCAGATATAGAACTAATAGAAAGTAAAACTGGTGTTCATCAGTTCTTAGGAGAAGCTAAATATATACCACACTTAAACAGCGTCTACGCTGGACTTGGTATTCCTCCTACACTAACCGGAACTTTCGGAGCGGCCGGAACAACAAATAACTTTATTTCATTAAAGACTCTTACTCAAAGACTACAATATGGTAGAGATGTTTTGATGGAATTTTGGGAAAGAGAATTTGCTTTGGTTCAAAAAGCTATGGGTTTCAAATACAGTGCCAAAGTAGAATTTGACAGAATGGATCTTAGTAATGAAGATTCAGAAAAAGCGCTATTGATTCAATTAGCTGATCGTAATCTAATTAGTGATGAACTATTGCAAACAAGATTTGGTTTTGATCCTGATATGGAAAAGACAAGACTCAACAGAGAAATAAGAGAGAGAAAGAGCGATAGAATGATCAAAAAAGCTGGGCCATGGCACGATCCTACTCCGGAGCAATCTCTTAAGAAGATAGCTCTACAGACAGGAATTGTCTCTCCCAGTCAAGTTGGATTAGATTTAGAAAATAAGAAAAAGGGAGAGCAAGCAGCTCTAGAAATGAAAACACCAGCACAGCCTTCCCCAACGAAGTTGGCAAAGGATTCGCCAGAATCCTTGCCAAAAGAACCCGGCCAAGGTCGCCCAAAAAACTCTAAAGACACACAAACCAGAAAAGACAGAAAGTTTGCCCCACAAACCGGAGCAAAAATTATGTTTTGGGCAGCTGACGCCCAAGATAAGATCAGCAAGATAATTAATCCAATACTACTAGATTTTTATCAAAAGAAAAACTTAAGAAGTTTATCTAATGAAGAAGTTACAGAACTAGACAATGTAAAAACGAAAATTCTATTCTCAATAGAGCCTTTAACGGACATAACCGACGCAGAAGTGGTAGAAAAACTTAAATCATCATCTGCATCATCAAATGTCTTATTGTCCGAATATCACAAATGGGTAAATGATCTTAGATCGATTTTAAGCAAAGAGCTTACTGTTGATGAACAAAAACAGGCTAAGGCTTCTTTTTATTCTACGGTGTACACTAATCTAGCACAGGAGTAAAAAATAATGCAAATATTTAAAGCAGAAATTGAAGATGGGCTAGAACATAAAATTCAGTCATCAGCCTCATTTTCTTATGCAGCCTCTGTTGAGCCATGCGATAGTACATACAAAGTTAAAAAATTAAAAAGTTTAGCTTCTTATGATGATTCTGATTTGTATCATGTACAATCTATATTAGTTAGTTCAAACTGGAATAAAAATGATGATATTTTTGATTCCAAAGAAGTATGGATTGCTAGAAATACGCCAGAAGATAAACCAACAAATCTTGAACATGACGAAGGAACCATAATTGGTCATATAACATCAAATTGGCCAATCACCGAAGATGGTATATTGATTGATGAAAATACTCCTATAGAAAATTTACCAGAAAAATATCATATATTAACTGGTTCTGTAATTTATAAAGCATTTAGTAATCCTGAGCTTAGAGATCGTGCCGAAAAATTGATAGCAGAAATTGAGTCTGGCACAAAATTTGTTAGTATGGAGTGTTTCTTTAATGGATTTGATTATGGATTAATTAATACTGCAAATGGTGAATACAAAGTACTTGCTCGTAATGACAATACAGCATATCTAACTAAGTACTTAAGAGCATACGGCGGAAATGGCCAGCATGAGTCATATAAAATAGGTAGAGTACTTAGAAATATTACATTTTCCGGCAAAGGTTTTGTTGATAAACCAGCAAATCCTGAGAGTATAATCTTTACTAAGGAAAACTTTAATAAATTATTAAGCGAAAAAAAAGACGATTTTATCGAACCAGGTGTATCTAAAAGTACGTTAACCTTTAACGCGGAGAATACTATTATGAGTTTAGATCTTGATCCAGTAATAAAAGAAGTAGCAGAAATCAAAAGTAAGATTGAAGCTATGGAAGTCAAAACAGCAGAATCTGCCACAGAAGCTATTGCAGCTTTAGAAACACAGAATACCGAACTCAAAAACAAAATTGCTGAATTAACAGTTGCTCTAGAGCAGATCACTCTTGAAAAAGAAGAAGCTGCCAAAAAAATGAGCGAAGAAGATAAGATGAAAGAAGAAGAAATGAAAAAAGCCAAATCTGAACTTGAAGCAGCAAACGAAGTTATTGCTGGCTACAAGATGAAAGAAGAAGAAATGGCTAAAAAAGAAAAGAAAATGAAAAGAATGGCATCACTTGTCGAAGCAGGCTTTGATTCAGAGTCAGCTTCTGCCACAGTTGATAAATTCGATTCATTAGACGACGACGCCTTTGCAGCAATGACAAGTCTTTTTGCTGGCAAAATGCCACCTTGGCTCAATAAAAAAGATGACAAGGAAGAAGACACAAAAGAAAAGAAAAAGGCTTCAGAAAATACAGTAGACGCTAGTGCTCTTGATAATGTAGAAACAGAAGAGAGTGTTAGCCTCAGTGTGGGTGGTGAAACAGTTTCACAAGAAGAAACCACTCGTGCAGAATTAGTTGAATTTGTTTGTGCTAGACTAGGCAAAAAACTTAATAAGGGAGAATAACATGGCTCTTAAAGCAGATCGTATCGAATTACTCACAGATGTATCATTCTTCATGAACACAGTAGCCGAAAGAGGCGGTGTTGCTAGTGTAAGTACAGGCGGATCTGGCGTATCTATGGATGATGCCAGTGCTGTTGTTGCTTATGCTGGTGCTGTTAGTGGAGCAAAACCAGTAGGTGTCCTTCTCACCGACGTGGTAAATCTTGATCTCACAAGACAGCACATCAACTGGCACAAAGATGAAGTTCAGGTTGGTGGCAAAGTTACACTACTTCGTAACGGCCAAGTAACAACCAACATGATCGTATCTGGTGCCACACCAACTGCTGGTGCTGACGCCTATGTCGGCGCTGATGGTAAGATCGGTACATCAAGTACAAATGCTGTAAAAATCGGTCAGTTCTTGAGTAGTAAAGACGCCGACGGTTACGCAAAAGTCTCTGTAAACATTGCTTAAGCTTAAACTTATTTAAGGGAGAAAAAAATGTCAGGTAATACTAAAGCATTTCAACCAACACCAGAACTAACTGATCTCTTAGTTCGCTCTGGTTCACAGAAAAGAGAAGTAGCTCTAGCTGCTAATGCAGAGTTTGCAAAGGCTCTTGAACTACCACTTCGTCAAGGATTACTCAGTGGAGATATCCTAGACGGCATTTTCGAACCAATTCAATTGGCTCAAAGTGCAACTCCAGAATTTCCACTCGACTTCCTAGCTCCTGGTACAGAGAAGGACTTCGTTGCCTATACCGTTCCAAATCATGGATATATTCCAGAGCGTCACGTTGAAGGCGATTACGTCATGGTTCCAACCTATGACATCGGCGCCTCAATCGACTATCTCTTAAAGTATGCTCGTGATGCTCGCTGGGATGTTGTTGGTCGTGCTATGGAAGTTCTAGAAGGTTCATTTGTCAAGAAGATGAATGACGACGGATGGCACACACTACTTGCCGCTGGCGTTGATCGTAACATTGTAGTTTACGATAGCGATGCTAGCACTGGTCAATTTACCAAGAGATTGGTAAGTTTGATGAAGACAGTTATGCGTAGAAACGGTGGTGGTAACTCGGCTAGCAATAACCGTGGACTACTTACAGATCTATACGTCTCTCCAGAGTCAATGGAAGACATTCGTAACTGGGGTCTTGATCAAGTTGATGAAGTAACACGCAGAGAGATTTACACTGCCGCAGACGGCACAATTAATCGCATCTTCGGTGTTAACCTTCATGACCTAGATGAACTTGGCGAAGGCCAAGAGTATCAACTATTCTATAGTAATACTCTAAGTGGCAGTCTACCAAGTGATCATGATTCTGAGCTAGTTGTAGGTCTTGATCTACGCAAGAGAGACAGTTTCATAATGCCAATTCGTGAACAAGTTCAGATTTTTGAAGACGATACACTACATCGTCAAAAGAGAGCTGGCTTCTATGGTTGGGCTGAACAGGGCTTTGCTGTTCTTGACAACCGTAGAGTTCTTCTCGGCTCTCTATGATTTTGATGTTCAAAAATAACTTTTGAAAATAAGTAGGGCTGGGAAACCAGCCCTTCTTTTTTTTATACGTATAGTGTATTTACTAGTACAGCTTCAAAAATCTAACTAACGCGAGTGAATTATGGCCGCAAGCAAATATGACTTTGCCATAGAACAAGGTACCTCCTTTAAAATATCCTTAATTTATAAGGATCAAAATAGTGCTCCTATTAATTTGACTGGTTGGTGTGCCAGAATAGTATGGAAGACCAACACAGGATCGACCCAAATTTTTAGTAGTGACAATATAGACTATAGTGTATATAAGTTTGTTATTGATGAAGCAAATGGAAAATTAACTTTAATGTTTCCGGCATCAACAACAAATAGTTTTAATTTTAATACCGCAAAATATGATTTGGAATTACAGTCTCCAGATGACATATATTCTGGAGGAGGTAAATATACAACTAGATTATTGTTTGGTACTATTAATATAGTGAAACGATTCAGTCAATCTAGTACCCCATTGGACTGTGTACAATGAGCGAATTCATAATTGAAATTTTGGATCCTCAAACAAATATTATAGAGATTGAAACTAGTTTCATAGAAAATCTTAATAATGTTGAAATTGAGAGATATGAGACATTTAATTTAGAAATTGTCAATACTGAAAAAATATTAGCAAGTGATTTGCCAGATAATATACCAATGAGTAAAATTATTGGAAATTTGGATGTTAGCAGAATAGATGGATTGGATGAATATATAACTGATTTTGCACAAGTAAACGTAAATAATGTGATTGGTTTGGATGATTATCTAAACTCATATGAATTTGACTGTGGTAATCCATAAACAACAACATAACAAGGGTCTAAAACATGCCAGTTAACACAAAAATCCAGGTACGTAGAGGAACAGCTTCTCAGTGGACTTCACAAGTATTAGCACAAGGTGAAATAGGATTTGAAACTGACACCGGTCGTTTTAAGATTGGTGATGGAAGCACAGCATGGAGTAGTTTAACATACTCTGCTGTTCGTAGCGTTACTGGCGTTAGCGGAGTTCTTGCGACCACAGACAGTACAGGTGCTGTAACTATTAGTTTGAGTGATCCTACTATTCAAACCATAGATATAACTGACTTCTTAGAAGGCGTACAAGACGTTATAGGAAATAGTGGAGTAGTATCTGGTTTCGGAACAAGTAAATCATATGACGATGCTGGAACAGGTTTTACAACAGTTTCAGTTACAGGTATGACCAATAACCTTAGTGCGGGGTCTGGCGGCATTTACTTAACCAGTTCGACTGTTTCTAATAATACACAATATACTGTTCATCTTACTGGTATACAGCCATCAACAATAGTCGGCGTAACGTCAACTGCTAGCGAACTAAATTATGTTGACATTACAACACTCGGTACAGCAGAAGCCAGCAAAGCTCTAATAACAGATAGTTCAAAAAATATTTATGGAATAAATAATCTTTCTGCTGTCGGAATCAATAATCTTGGAACTTTACAAGTAAGTGGAAATGCTGCTGTTACTGGAAATCTTACCGTTAACGGAACAATTAGTGCTACTGGCAATGTTACAATTGGTGGTAATTTATTAGTTAATGGTAGCACAGTTACTGTCAATAGCACAACAGTTAATATTGATGACCCCATTTTCACCCTGGGTGCTGCTCCAACAGGTCTTAATGACAACAAGGATCGCGGTATAGAGTTTTATTACAATAATGGATCGCCAGCAACAGGGTTCTTCGGCTATTCTGATAGTAATGATGCATTCGTATTTATTACCGGAGCAACCAATAGTAGTGAAGTATTCACCGGTCCTTTTGGACCAATCAAAGTTGGATCAGCTGACATAACTGGCACCATGACAGCAAATGCTATCGCTGTTACATCAACAACCGTTGTTACTAATCTTAATGCCGATAAATTAGATGGTCAAGATGGTAGCTATTATAATAACTTTAATAATGCTACAAATAAACCAAGTCCAGTTATTAGTGTTAATCTTACTGGAGACGTTACAGGAAGTGGTAATGCTACGCTAACTAGCTTGGGTACAAATGCTAGTATTAGTTTTGCAACTACAATTCCTGCGAGTAGCATAATTCTAGGAACAGATACAACAGGACAGTATGCCAGTACGATCACTGCTGCCGGATCAGGATTAACAGCAACGTCTGCCAATAGTAATGGAGCAACAGCATATACAATTACCAGTAATGCTAGTGCATCTAGCGGTAACGGCACTATAGTACTAAGAGATGCTACCGGATCATTTTCTGCTGGCAATGTTACTGCTAATAGCTTTATTAAGGCTGGCGGCACTAGTAGTCAGTTTTTAAAGGGTGACGGTAGTGTTGATACGAGTACTTATATTACTAGCGCTAGTATTGGCAACGGAACATTAACATTAGCCGTTGCTGGATCTGGATTAAGTGGATCAGCATCATTTACTGCCAATCAGAGTGGCGGAAGCACATTTACTGTAACAAGTAATGCTAGTTCGGCAACAGGTGTAGGAACAGTTGTTCTTCGTGATGCTAGTGGTGGTTTTTCTGCTGGGGCCATTACTGCAACTTCTTTCTCTGGTGGTGGAGCAAATATTACAAGTTTAAATGCTAGTAATATTAGTGCTGGAACAATTGGAGTATCATATTTACCAAGTAATATTCCAATTACCAATCTTGCTAGTAGCGGAATCACTTTCGGAAGCACACTCCAGGCTTTGGGTACGACAGTAACAACTTTTGCTGGTCTTACTGCTATTAGTGGTACGAGCGCTGGTAGTCCAACAACACTAACCAATTGCGTTATAGATGGTGGTACTCCGTAATCTAGACAATCCTTTTGATACATTTATAATAGATTATATCACAATATAGGAAATTAGACCAACGGGAATAATATGCCAAGAAATAATAATTTAGCATTTAGAAGAGGATCGTTATCGGTTTGGGAAACATCAAATTCTGTATTGGCTAGTGGGGAACCAGGATTTGCTATAGATGCTAATGTCTTTAAAATTGGAGATGGAAATAAGCAATGGGGTGACCTTCCTGCTATTAACGATAATCTAATTACTGTTGTTCGCAACGATACTGGTAGTACTATAAGTAAAATGAGTGTTGTTTATATTAGCGGCGCTCAAGGTGATACTCCGAGAGTAGCTTTGGCTTTAGCTAATGCAGAACCATCTAGTAGTAAAACTTATGGATTAACAGTTAACAATATCTCTAATGGTGGCACTGGCGTTGTAGTTGTTGATGGAACGCTAAGAAATTTAGATACAAATACACAATTTTCTACTCTTAGTGAAGGTACGGCATTATGGCTTAGTCCCACAGTATCTGGAGGTATTACATCAAGCAAGCCGTATGCTCCAAACCATTCTGTATTTGTTGGAACATTAATAAAGAAACATTCTCAGCAAGGAGTTATTAATGTTAAAATTCAAAACGGATATGAACTAGAAGAACTTCATAATGTAGCAACCACGGGAGCGACCAACGGCCAGTTCTTGCAATATAATAGTGGTAGTGGATTGTGGGTACCAAGTAGTAGTGGAAGTTTTAATTATCTATCGTCTATTACGGGTATAACTTCTGGATTATATGTTCGTACTAGTCCTGATAGTAATTTTGTAAATCTTAGTAATGTTT